AACAACACCTACAACCGCAACAACTCCGATGATTCCTATTAGGATTTTATTCATAGTAATTATTTAATTGCGGCAAGCTTCTTAGCAAGCTCGGCCTTCTTGGTTTCATACTTAGCTGGATTCTGTTTCTTATACCTCTTAACAAGACTGAGGAACTCCTTGCGAGCAGGGGATTCAACAACCTGGTCAGTAGATTCAACAACATCGTCAGTAGATTCAACAACATCGTCAGTAGATTCAACAACATCATTCCTATTTTTATATTCTTTTGGCATTCTTTTTTGCTTAATCTTTGTGAGGAGAGCGCGGGCCACAAGTTCGGTAGGAAGTTGTGATTCCCGCTCCCCCCACAAGGAGGGTAGTAATTATTACGCGAGGGTAATATCGATAGTGAGAGTTGCTGTAGGTGTCCACTGTTTGAATCCAATGTAACCAATTCCAACAACTTCCATACCTGTCTTTCCTGAAACACCCTTTTCCTCGAAGTGAATACCTCGTGGAGAAGCGTATGTAGAAACTTTCTTAACTCCACCAACTCGGTGGTTAAGGTTTGTCCAAGTCTTTGAACCTGAAACTGAAGTAGCTGCCGCGTCAACGAATGTACCTGGGCGAACAACGTATATATCAACTCCGAGCAGCGAAGTAAGGAAACCGTTGTTAGCTGCCGCGTCTGAGTATGAGAACCCTGTGGTTGATTGAGCTGCGATAATTCCAGTGAGGTCAGTAGCTTCCACGATAACGTAGAAACCATTGATAGCATCGGCGTAACCAGAACACTTTGAGATGATATTCGCAAGAATAGTTACAACGTTTGAAGAAGTCGTGAAACCTCCTGCTGGAGTTGTGTATGTGCCTGTACCGTCTTCACAAAGGTTGTTTACAACCCACCTGTCGATTGCTGTAACAAGAGAGTTTGTAATCGCCTGGTTTGCGGTGAAGAAAAGGTCAAAGTTTGAAGTAGTCTTCTCGAAGTCGAAGATATGTGTCGCTGCGATTGCTTCATCAGCTACTGTGAGAGTGTCATCAGTAGTTGTGAGATCTGCAGGTGTGTATGTACCTACGACTGCCTGAATTACAGTTGAAACTGCTGTGAGGTAAGGCGAAGAAATCGACTTTAGCTCAGTGTTGTCAACCATACAGACCTTTTCTGCAACGAGTGCATTACGGAGTGCAAGCTGAATCTGAGATGCGCGATATTTGTCTCGAAGTGTCTTTGTTGATAGTGTTGCGGCCATTTTTTTAGGATTAAAATTTTTAATCCTACCGAACAGCTAGAGTAGTCTCCTACTTTCGCCCCTGTTTTGCTTTTGCAGATACCAATCGGGCTATCTCATCATCAGATTCTGGAAACTTGCCAGAGGATGCGGCTGATAAGAGAGCGTCGTCTGATACCTTTGCTGAACCGCGTCGTGCTGCCCCCGTATTGGTTGCGAGCGCCGTATTACGCTGTTCTGTGCGTTCCGCGAGCGTAGATTTGATTGTACTGGTTTTAAGGGCTTCAGCTACCGTTATTCCCTTGAACGCAGCATAATCAGAAACTTCGTCGATATCTTCTTCTGCAACTTTAGCGTTCATAAGAGCGATAACGTCTTTTGAAGAAAGATCTCCTGCCTTCTTTGCTGCTACCGAAGCTGGTTCAGGTGTTTTACCACCCTTGCTTGCTTTTTCCGCCTTCTCCGCTCGGATGCGTTGGTTCTTAGCTACCTCCTCTGACTTAGCAAGGCGAGCCTTGAGTTCTTCCATTGTCTCTTCTGGGGTATCAACATGATCAGGTGCTGATTCCTCATGGTTAGCTTCAGGCGCTACACCTTCTTCCATTTTTTCTATTTCGTTTTCCATAGGTTTTGTTTAAGGAGTAAGTACAAACTCCGTTTGATTATAATTATACCACACTTGATTATTACACCACAAATTATTTTGAAGAATCTCTTGTGAGTCTCTTCTCCTGTTCCTCGACAGTCTCTTCTTTTGCACCGGCCAAGTTCTTCAAAAGATTGAGGAACGAGTCCACATAAGAGAGGAGAAAGTTTCGGGCTGTCGTGTTAATAAAGGTCTGTCGATAGTCGTCTGTGATGTGCTTGAGGTTATCAAGAACAATTTTTGTAGGCATTAAACCATCCACATCCTTCAAGAACGCAAACTGCTGCCCCAAATATTCGAGTTCGATTTTTTTCGCGGCAAAAAGAGGCGCCATATCCTCAACACCCTTCGTCTTCAAATCACTATTGAGCGACTGGTAGAAATCAGAAAGCTGAGTGAGCGGCTGATTTTCATTTATTTCTGAGAAAACTCGCTTCTTTACCACATTGAACACCTCTTCTGTCATAAATCCCTTGAGTTGCTTTTGCTCCACCTCTGTAAGCGGGAACTGAAGCAACGCCTTTCGTACGAGGTATATTGCATCCTCCTTATCCGCAAATGTCGCCTTGATGAGTCCGAGCTCCTGCTCTGTAAACATCAAAACCTGTCCTTTATCTCTTGTCATTTTTTTTATACTAACTAATAATGTCCTACCGCCATTACCTTGATGTGTACTACATTACAGGTGCTGGCTGGGCTGCTACATTCATTGGAGAGGGTACCGCCGCTGGAGGAGTTGCGCTTGAAAGTTCCGCAGGGGTAACTTGGCCCGCTTTTGTAAGTATCTTATTGAACACTAGCTTCTCGTCAGGGGTCATAGAACGGCCCTGAAGGCTCACAAGTGTCTTGAAGGTCGTGTCGAGGGTTGTAAGGGCCTCTTGGGTGTCCTCAGACTCATTCTGGACCACTACTTCGACATCCCACTCAAGGTCTTGGAGTTCCTTTTTCCAATTTATCTCTTCAGGCTTAAAGAATCGGGTATTGCCGAGTGATGCGAGGCCTGCTTGCACTTTGCCCTGCGCCTGTTGGGTAAGAAGCGCTTGGTCTTCAGGTGTCGGATCTTGGTCGTTAAGCACCATCTCTACAAGCTGGCGGTTTACCATGTTGGTAGACACATTGGCGATGTACGCAGAGTCAATTCTGTTAAGATCGTATGATTCAAGTGTTGCAACAATTTCCTTATCATCATTGAGCTTGTATCGCTTAATAAACGGGATAATAAAGCGCCTAAGCATTTCTTCAAGCGCCAAACGCTTGCTTTCTGTCATTATTTCAAAGAGTGAGTAGCTTTCACCAAGTATTGCCTGAGTCTGCCTCCATGCGGTGTGTGAAGGTGGGTTAATTCCCATCATAGACTCTGAAATACCGTTAATTTCCTGTCCGAGACCTTTCCAAGAAGTCTGATAGTTTTGGACCGCCGTAATATCGTGGGAAGTGTTTGCGACCTGAGTAAGTGGCATGTTTATCTGATGCACCAAAATTTCGCCGTTCTCTATCGCGGTCAACGCATTTTTACCAACATAATTCTCATCGGCAGTTTGGAAAATAAGCTTTGAGGCCAAATCTAGTTGGTCTTTAATCTGTTTTGCCGTATGGTTCATTATCCACTGGACCTCAAAAAGATTTTGCACAGCGCCAATTGAAAGAGTCTGGCCATCTTCTTCGATGAGATGCGTAATCATATATGGATTTTCCTCGCGGCCTGATGCCAAGGTAAAGTCATCGAATTCACCCTCTTCTTTTGAAGCAACAAAAGACACAATGTGCATCTGTTGCACATAAGTATGCTCATCAGACTTTTTACCAGTAAGGTAAGAGAGGGGAAGTTCTCCGTGAACCTCGTAGAGTTTTATATAATCGGATTTTTGGTCTTGGGTATCGCCGGCAATAGTCTTCCTTGCGCTTCGAGCATCACAAAGTTTTTCTACCATTCCTTTATCGTAGCCCTCTCGCTGATAGAGCTGAGCTTCAGTAAGTTCGAGTATTTCAATCACCACATTGTTATCAAAAGAAATTGGGTCAACGATAAGCCTGTTCCAGGCAACAACATCGCTGTGAAGTTCGCCATCTTTGACGACAAATTTAAGAACTGCAGATCCATAGGTGGCCAAGGTGAGGCCCCACTTATTTAAAGTCTTACCGAAAAACATTTTTGTCATCAACTCCTGAAGTTTTACAGAAGCAAGAAAGGCAATCATCGTATGCTTTATTTTCTTCGCACGAATCTTTGCATCTTTTCTGTCTAAGTCAGTAGCGCGGTACCAAATGTTTCGGGCGGCGGTAACAACATTGAAAAACGGCTTGTCGCGGCCCTGAGAGTCCTGTTGGCCAGTGGTGTGACGGGAGTTTATATAAGCATCTATCTTATCAAGGTCATCCTTCATGGACTTCTTGACGTGCTTAGACACGGTTGTGGTGCCAGAGATATAGTTTGTCTCTAGCGTTCTTACCAGTGCCCCAATATCTGAGCTTTCAACTGATAAATCTTTTGCCATAAGGTTATGGGCGGAAAGTTATAGTGTACTTGCCGTTTGCAAAAGAACTTGTCGTTATAACCGAGAGACCTCGTTTTATCGCGTAGTCAAAGGTCATAGTAGAGCCAATCGCTGGAGATGCGGCAATAACGGCAATAGAGGTCGATGCAATATCAGTGGTAGAGGTTGCATCACGGAGTTCCACAATGGTTGCATCGGTCGTTCCGATGATAATTGAACCAAGTGTGCCAATCGAGTCGGCGGTACCAATAAACTGGTGGTCAGCCCACCCTGCGGCGGTAGTGGTGGCGTTATATTCGCTTCCACGGATAACACTTCCAACACTTGGCGCCTGTGTAATTCCAAACAATGCAAGGACCGCAATAACCACCCCAACAATTTTTTTATTAAAGCTCATGTGTCAAATAATTATGCTAGTGTACATAATTATACCACGCTTTTATTTACCGTGTCGAATCATTTAAAATCTTTTTTTCGTTTTGCGCCCAAATGTATTTTTGTTTTTCAATCGCAGCACTCGAAATCCCATTCGACCCCGCCAATTTATTCAACTCAAACCACACGCGGTAAATAATCGTATCACCAAGGTCTGGGGAGTGGCCAATTGCGGTCTTCACCTCATCTTTAGGTACTATTTTTAGGCGGCCCTCCTCATCTTTGTCTTTTTGTTTGAGTAAAGCTGTGAGTTCTTCAATTATAACACCACGATACTCTGGCACTCTAAAGGCTATTTGATGCTCATTGATAAGTTCGGCCAACTTAAAGGCACATTGAGCTTTGAGGTTGGCATAAACAGTTTTGGGCACCAAATGGCTCTCAATACGAGAAAGCTTCCCTCGGATCTCCGTTGGTGTCGGCACAGGCCTCGCCAAGGCTATAAACGACCGCACCCCGGGCATCCCGTCCACCACAGAGCCTCCAATCCCGTCGGCATCTATCAGAATATTTGAATATGGGACACGATTCGCGCTAGCGAAGTCACGGGCGCGCCTTATGGTTTCTTGGGTGTCCTGTTTGCTATATTTCTCCACCTTTATGAGTTCGAGGCCGTCCCAGAGCGCAAACACCGTGGAATCGTCGCCAAATCGGGCCACATCTATAATAAGATACCGCTGGCCGTCTTTTACTATGGCCATTTCAAAGGCATCGCTGAGCGCCTCCTCCGACACCATAGAGTTCTTATCTTCATCATAGTCCCAATTACCAAGGAAAAGACGTTCTCGGGTCGCATCATCCTTGATTTCACTCAGAGTTTTAATATAATCGGCGCTCATATACTTATTATCGCTCACAAAAGCGGGAATAAATTTTCGGTTATCTGGCAAAATACCACTTTGATAGGGGTCAATAAAATCCCGCTTCATCCAGCCTTTTTTCGGGTTCGCGGTCAACAGCAATTTCTTTTTCAGACCAAAAATATCGTTTTTCCACCGGCCAACAGAGAGCCAAAGGTTCGCTTTGGCAGCTTCGGCCACCTCGCCGGCCTCTTCTATCCACCCACGGGTCATCTGCATGGAACCCAATCGTTCAAAAAGGGGGTCGCTAGGCTCTTCCTTACAGGCAATTAGGTACACCTTAGACTTATTATAGAGGGTGTAGCAGTTATCCTGCCCGTTAAAGTTCGCATAATCATCCACTTTGAGCCCCCAATTAGAAAACACCTCGTGAATTGAGGGAATTGTGAACTTTCGCAGGTCAGTAAGCTCCTTTCGGGCAATAAAGTAATGGGTTTCGGGGTACGTTAAGGCATCACCAAAAATAAGAGAGCACCCGAGGTAACTTTTCCCCCCACCTTTCGCGCCACCATACAGTATCTGTTCTGTCAAGTCATCATTCCAACACATAGCGGCCTCCAACTGCCTCTTATTCTTGGTTTTAAAGGTTAGTTCCATGGGGTTTTATTCAATCTATACATTACTCGCCGTGCACTTGGGACACCTGTCCAGTTTTTTCATAAAAGGTTTGTTTAAAGATTAAATCTATACATTACTCGCCATCCAATACAAATTTCATACCCGTAATAGGCACAACCTGAGCAATAGCTATCCTCTCCACTGGTTTGAACCCCCCACGATCCAAAATATCTTTGGCGGCGGACAACCGCACCACGGCAGGGGTGTCTTCAGTACTCATAAGCTCATGCAGGGTCTCAGCCGCCCGTTCGGTTTTGTTATCAATAAAGTCTCTAACCCTGTTTCGGCGGTGTTCTGCAAGGATTTGGGCCGATTCCGCCCTTTCCCTAGGCGTTATGGTTGGCAGGACTGTTGGTAGTAATGATTCCATTAGGGGTTGATACTAAGCCCCTTACCATGAGAGTTCTTATCGGTCGGTTTTTTTTGGGCAATTTTTTTCGCGGCTCTCCCCTCCACCATCCGCAAAGCATGCACCCTTCTTTCCACCTGAGACACACCCTTCCATCTCGCCTTGGCGG